TCTGGTCCTTGTTCAAACACAATACTTTTTAATTGAGAACCAAATTCTGGTTGAAATATTCTTTCGCCTGGTGTGGTTAATAACAAGTTTCGTAAGTTTGCTTTAGATTGTTGTAATACAGTTTTTGTCTTGTAGAAAAATCCCTCTGGACTATGGTCCAATGGAAACTCTATTCCGACATACTTGTCTTCATTTCTATCTATCTCTCTTACACTTCTTGCCATTATTTATTAAGGTCTAAAACCACCTTCTCCTTTTTTCTTCTTATCAATCGCTTTCATCAATCCAGAATAGTCACGAGTTAAAGCATCTACAACTCCCTCAGGAACTGCGTCTACACTTGTACCAGCTTTCTTGATTGTATCTACGGCTGCCATTTCTCGTGCCATTTCGTCATTACCACCTCTACCTAAATCTCCATAACCCAATACTTCAGCCATATTGTTTGAACCTAAAACACCACCGCCCAATGATGGATACTCGTCAGTTTGACCTGATGAACCCAATGGGTTGGTATTGTTTAGCACTTCATTCAATGCTGGATTTTTTGAATATTGTTTCTTTTTAGTTATTCGTTTTTTTACTTTTGGTTTAGGTTTAGAAATAACTTCTGATAAGTTGATTTCTTTTTCTTCATTAATAAATATCTCGGTCATCTGTTTTTTAACTTCTTTACGGACAACTAATTCGATTATTTTTACTAAGTCATTTTTCTTCATTACTACTCCTATTCTACATTTACTTTTTTACTTAGATAAGTTTTACCACTTTTAATTTTATTTAATTCTACATTTTCTTCAGTCAGTTCTGCTATCTTTATTGTATTTGGAACTGGTCTGGCTAATTGAACACCTATCTCTGCTTGATTAGCACTTATCTGCATACCTAAAATTATATCCATCGCTTTAACAAAATCTACATTACCCAATACTGCCGGAACAAGTGAATCTGAACCAATGTCTATTTTTGAAGAATTGATTTTAACTTGTTCTGAAGAATTAATCTTAATATTATTTTTATCAATAAAGATGTCAGTTGTATCCACATTTAAAAACGAGCCACTTACATTAACTTCATTTTCTGCGAAAGCAAAAATATCTTTATTGGCACTCATTGAAATTGTGTCTGAATCAATATTAACTAAATTATCTTCATTTACTGACAATAAGTTGATAGTTGATTTTCCATTTTCTATTCTTATAAGTGATGAGTCCTCTACACCCTCATTTTGTAAACTTGTCAAATTTATATAATTACCAAAGCGTCCTTGTATAATTGTATCACCCTCATTTCCTATTTCTTTTCTTGGTGAAATGTCTTTAAAATATGTTCCCTGCTTTGTTTCCTTTGATGAATCATTGTTTAATAAAAAACTCCCATCCCCTCTTTGAAGTTTGTTAGTAGAAACTTCGTTTAACGCACTCGGGTGATTTGGTGCTTCATTATAATTAACGCTCAAAATATCATTAGGAACTCTACTTAAATAATATCGTTTAGTAATTTCATTACCATAGTGAAGTCCAAACCATATTTCGCCAACAATTGGATATTGAATGATGTTTGAATTTAAAGGTAAGTATGTTTGTAATACATCGGCGTCTTTACCTTGCTCACTATAAATATTTCTTCCTATTACTTGTCCTGGTATTAATGAATTTTTACCAGAACGAGCAATATCCATAATTTCAAATGGTTCTATTTGAAAGAATTTATCGTCTGATTTAATTTGGTCTAATATTACAAAAAGTTCAGTTCTTGTAATTAGGTCTGTTCCATCTTTATCAACACCATTGATTGATAACTCGGTATCATTCCATGCCATTTAATTTTCCTTTTTAATACTTGACTCTATTTCGTCTTTTTTGATTTGTAACTCTTGAACATCTGTTTCTATTGCGTTCATTAATTGTGCTTTCTCATCTTCTGATAGACCGAACTCACCTTCATCGGCTGATATTCTTTTTTCGGCTGCTGTAATTCTTTGAACGATTGTAGCTAACTTGACAAGTTGTTCATCGTTCTTTACATTGATTTCTAAGTATTCTTTCAACATAGGTATAATTTGAATGGCAGTATCCCCGTCTTTGATAAACCCTACCACCTCTTTCATTAGAACTTCTAATTGTTTTTTATTGGTATGAGAATTATCATAGATGTCTTTAAATACATCACCGAGTGTTTTGCCTTTGAATATTTCGTAGTCTGTTGCCATAATTTTGCCTGTAATTTATCTAATAATAAATAGTAAGATGTCAAAAAATAGGGATATATATTTATATACTCGTTGATTTTTTCCATATTTCCATATAGTTATTATACGACTACGGAATTATGTGGTCTTTTTAGATTAATAAAAGGGGGAAACGAATATGAAAAATACTATGGCTATGATAATAGATGTAGTGGCAGGTCTTAAAGATGTGCTATTATCTGTTATTGGTCTTGGGGTTCTCGTTCAATTGATTTTTGTTGGCGGGTTCTTCGGTATGGACATTATTGGTAATCTGATTAGTTTAGTGAATTTATTTGCAACAAGTGGATTCGCTGGATTTATATCACTATTGGTGATATTAGGATTGCTTAATAAGAAGTAACATAAATCAAGGTGGAATTAAAAAGGGGTGATAATATCGCCCCTTTTTTTTTGTTTTATAGATTTTCCCAACTACCTGTCCACTTGGTTTCTATGGAACCTGTGGCTAAATAGTTTCGTTGTAAATTGACGTGATGTTTCTTCATCACATTGACAACACGAGTTATGTGTTGTGTATTTGAATTGGTCATTTCTCTAATCATAATGTATAGAGCTTTTTTATTGAAGTTCTCAATGTTCGCACGCTTCTCAATTAAATAGATAACTGCGTTTGCAACATCAATGTCTTGTTTTCTTTTGAAAACCGTAGTTAAGTTATTAATCCAATAATCAACAAACATATCCATATACTCTCGTTTAGCGAATACGGTATCTTCGTGATTTGCTTCTGCTATTGGGTCACGCTTATAATCAGTTGCTTCTTCTCCGTCAGTCTGTTTCATCTTCTTGTAATTATTGTTGTTGTGTAGAATCAAATAGTTCTTAGCAACAATACTGAAGTATGAGAATGCTTTACCTTTACCCTCAGCAAACTTATGCATATTCATATACAAGAAACTTACAACCTCGTGTTTAACATCATTACTTGGAACATCAAAGTAATAAAATTTAAATGTATGAATAATATTCTCTGCTAACTTTTCAAATGCATTTCTAATATGTTCATTATAAATTCGTTCCCTCATATGTGGTCTTTCTTCTTTATTATGACGAATGATTGCATTTTCTGTATCTTGTGTAAAGTAATATCTTGGTGAACCCTTTGCTGCTTTTCTTGGCATTATAATTCCTTTTCTGTTATTTCGGTTAATTCATCTATGGTTTCTTTGATTGAATCAAAGACAACTCCTACTTCATCATCGGCTTCAAAGTTTCCTTTGTCGTCTATAATTTTTAATGTTTCTTGTGTGTCAATTACACGTTGTGCATAATCCTCTACCCAAGTTTCTAATCTCTCTACTTTTCTCGTTAGATTAAATGTAGTCCAACCTAAAGTTATAATGATTAGTGTTAGTAATATGTATCCTATCATTTTTTCTCTCCGAATAGTTCGTTAAATATATCTTTCGGGTCCGTTGATTTAGTAAACTTTTCTTTTACTTCTGTATCAACTGCCTCTTTAATTTTACTTACTGACTTCTGAACCTTTACGGATTCTTTCTTGTCTTGTCTGTGCCATACATCATTTTCAGTATGTGTAGCCATCATATCTGCTTGGTGTAAAATGTAAGCGATATTACTTTTTAGTTTCCAAGCTGGATTATATCCTTTTAGATATTTTTCGTTAGCGTCCTCGTAAAGTCCGTCCGTTAACATCAATCCAAGATATTCCCACTCTGACATTTCTATTCCGTAGTGTTGTAGAATAAATAATGACCTGTCAGTTACGGTCATATAAGTTGATATGTCTGTATTGTGAGTATAGATTTCTCCCATATTCTTTACTCTCCAATCATTGTCTTGGACGATATAATAATCATTACCCTCTAAGTCACCTACTTTACCTAAGTCGTGATGTAGAGCTGCAAATACTAATTCTTCATTTGTAAAATTAATTGTTGCTCCATTTGATTCCCATACATCTCTAATCTGTTGTGACATATTGATAACGTGTAATATGTGTTCTACATATCCACCAACCATAGCATTGTGAAATGCTGCTTTACCACTTGCTGGCGCCACTACCATTCTGTCTTCAAAATCATCATACATCTTGTTGAGCTTTTCTAATCTATCTCCTGTAAATGTATTGTTGATAATTGTTCTTAAGTCTGTCCAATTATCTGTAATTTGTTGTTCTGTTAATTGCTTCATTTATTTATAACCTCGTATCTGTTTTTTGTAAATCTAATTGTTGGTTCTGTTCTTAGTCTGTTTCTATATGAACTCCAACCTACTCTTACTCCCCAACCTAAATGTTCTAATATATCTTTCTTGCTTGCTGATTTTTTTCTATTGATAAATTTTAATATTCTTTGGTATCCGTCTGTATCTTGTATAATTTTTAAATCATCAAGTTGTTTCCAACTATCAAACCAACTCAACACTCTACCACTCCATTTAAAATCAGGCAATAGTGGTGCTAAATAAGTATTTGCTTCTTCTCTGGCATTTGGATTGTCTAACATACTTTCTATTGTTGTTAAGAAATCTTTTTCATTATATAGTAATGGATAATCTTTACCGACCATTTCTGGATAACATAACTTGTTTGGTAATACATAAGGAACACCTTGACTTAGTCCGTCTGTTGTAGATATGGACCAAGCACTATATGTTTTAAAACAACCGACACCCATATGCATTTTACGAACAAAATTTAAATATTCTTTCCTACTGGATAATTTAACTCTTTCGGCATAAGGTCTGTCAAGGTTTGTTAATGTTGTGAATACTTTAAAGTCTTGTCTTGTTTTATATAACTCATCCATTTGTTCAACGAACCAACTATAACCTGTATAATCATTATCTCTATGATTGAATAAAATTGTTTTAGGTTCATATTTGTGATTTGGCGATACATCATCTATACCGAGATAATGTGGTTTAATTTTTTCTTCTAATTGTTTAACTTGTTTATCAGAGAAAAGTTCCTTACTTTTTTTAATAACGAAATCCTTTAACCAAATGGAATTAACTCCACACTCGTCCATTTCCAATACACCTAAAAGATTTTGTGCTAACATAGTTGATTCGTAATTAGAGTTTTCCTTAACTTCAAACCAATGTGAATAACCAATTATCTTTGGTGATATATTTGTTGAGTTGTGAAATAGATTCTTTAATGCTAAAGTTTGTTCTGGTAAGTGTGAATACACAATATCATAATCGTTGTTTCTCCAATCAATTACTTTTATTATTTCATCGGCGTTGAAATGAGTTCTCATTTTATTTGGATAACTTGGCATATCAATCATCAATTGTTCTGTGTTTTCAAATTGTAAACTCATAACATGCTTTGGTGAAAGTATTGTCCAATGAATATCATCACGAACTTTATTCAATTCCTTGATTACATTTCTCAACACCACTACATAAGAATCTTTTTCCAAATCTTTCATATAAGTGATGTTTGGATATACGAGTATTTTATACTTGTATGCTTTGTCTTGATTGTATTCAAAGAAGTTATTCATTATTTAACTTCCAAGTCAGTTTCTATGATTGTGCTTAAAGCATCGATACCTCTTTCTAATTGTATCTTTTCAATTGCATCAGTTGATTGTGAAATTTCATAGTTATGTTCAATAATCTTTTTCCAATAATCTCCTTGTGACTTAACACCAAATTCAACCCAATCAAAATCTTTGTATTTACCTTTATTGTCTTCATCAAATCCTAAGAATCCGTCAATCGCTTTATTCTTTCCGTGATTTGAGTGAATCCATCTTAAGTTATCCATAGTCTTAAAGTTAATACATGCTTTAACCTCAGTAGAAGATATTGGGTAAAGATATAATATTGTAGGTAAACTTGCATTTTTTAAAGAGTCATAATGCTTACTTACTGAAGTTTCTTTGTAAGTCTGTTGTTTACTTCTATCGGTTTTTCCCTTTGATAACATATTATCAATATGAGCAGGTATTGAAGTAAAAAGATGTTTTATTCTTTTTCCAATACTTGTTGATTGGTATATTTCGTAATTGACTCCGAAGAAATCAATAACTTTGATAGTTTGGTAAGTTTTAGTTTCTTTATTATACCATTGAGTATCTCCCCTTAATAACTC